AAGGGCTTGCACTGTATGGTTGTGCGAACTTGCGCCAAATCCGCCATCATTAGCCGAACCAGTTGTCAATAACGCAGCTACTTGAGCCGCTGTATGCGCTAAATGGTCTAAATGATTTGCGTCACTATTTACCGGCAAACAAGGAGGAGCCCAGTCAGTTTCAGAATCACCTAATACTTGAATTACTTTTAGTTTAATTTTATACTTTTTATCTGGATCTTGGTTATTAGTACATATCCCCTCATAAATACCATAAAAACGCTTGTCTTCGCTCATAATATACTCGGTATCTGCGTTAATAAACGGCTACTAGTTGGGGTAGTCGACGCAACTGTTTGCGCAGCTGGGTCTAAACTTGCAGTTCCAGATACCCAAATAGGACCATTAGATGTCGGTTTAGCTCTATTAGTAGCCACACCAAAAGATCCAATAGATTGTGGTCCAAGGTTTATAGAAGTTTTTAATAAGTTACTCTTTGGGGTAATTGCAGTTTGTCTTACCCCAGGGATTATAGTTCTAGAGGGTTTTATGCTTGGGGCTACAATTTGTTGTCCATCAGTCCAAGCAACCGCAGTTCCCAAAGAATCTGACCCTAAAGTTAGAATAGTAGTATATGTATGGGTATTTCTTTCTGTTTCTAAAACTTTATGCTCAGTTCCTAAAATTGTCCAATACCCTTTGTATTGGCCGCCCACACCATCAAGATAAATAGGAAGATCTGGGCGTAAAGAAGCATTACCAATAACTTCAGCGGTTGCTCTATAAGGAAATACATTTCTATTTTCCGCCGCCTCTGCTTCGTATTTAGCCACAGACGGTGTTCTTGCTACTATGTCGGTAGCGTAATGATCAAAGAATTCAGAAGATGTTTTAAATCTTGTTTTTTTAGCTCGAATTTGAGTTGTTATTGACATGCCGGTAATAGTACTTGAATCTAGTCCAGATACAGCAACTGCTGCTTTTTTATTACCGTCGTATTCCATAGATTCGCTAATAAGTGGTTCAAAAGAATAAATAGTTGACCCACTGGGATCATTGGGGTCTCGCATAACAAAATACGGCGCTTCAGAACGTTTATTTGTGTATTCATATAGCATAGGTTGAAAGTAAATTTCTGTGTTCTCAGTTCTTAGACTGTAACCACACTGTTTTGCTAATCTTACGCACATCTCCCAATCCGTGTGTCCAGCTTGAGATACTTGTGGATAAATTCTAGGGTGTGCAATAGTAAAGGCAACAAGTTTATTTTTTTTAGCAATTTTTTGAATTATTGCGTCAGCCGATAGACCTTTATATATTGTTTGAGACTCATTTTTCATAACCATAGACGGGCTAAGTACAGTAATTTCTGTTAAAAAAGACCCTGGAGTTCTATTGACAGATACATGATGCACATAACCATAAAAAGTTTTTGTATTATTAATGTTATCACTTATATTAAATTGTATAGGTGATCCAGCTTCCACTACATCGTAGGAAATAGCCCAATCTCTAAATGTAAGTACTGCTACTTCATGCTCATACCTATTTTGATATAGAGACAGAGAATAGACATGCATTGGGGGCACTGTTGTATTAGGAAAAGAGACGGATACATAATTAAACATTTGGTATTTTTAACACCGTTCCAACAGGAATATTAGTAAAATCTGTTATTTGAGGGTTAAATTCAGGTATTAACCACCAAAACTCTGGATTTTTATAATAAGTGGCTGCAATTTGATCTAAGCGTTCCCCAGGAAGATAAGAATGCTCAAAATAATTTATTTTTCCTAAATTACTAAACTGGTAAAAAACAATAGGATTTGCATAACCCCCAACGGTTTTAGATATAAAATCAATAGTTGAGTACTCGTATCTAGATCCTTTATAAATTGTCATTAAATTCCTCAGTTCGTTAAAGCTACACGAGAAAACGCATTGAACGATGCAGTTACCTCAGAATGTATAGGTATCATATCTTCCGTAAAAACACTGTGTTTAATTGTTAAGCTTTCAAACCAACCAATATAAGAAAGACTATCAGCGGTTGGTCCAAGTTGTAACGCTACAGCAGTTGGAGATAAAAATGCAAGATCTGAGGTAATTCTATTTAACCCATTTTCCCATAATTTACCATTTTGACCAGAGCCATTAATCATTTTATATATGTATTCAATATCAGCCATAGTTCCTTTTTTTGCTAAATCTGAAAGTTGTGCTATTTTATCTTGACTGGTGCCTGGGTATCCACTTGTATAGTATTTATCTGCAATAGTTTTGTAATCAATAAATGGAGTTGTAGCGTAATCAGATGTATAAGTTTTACCTTTAATACAAACAAAATCGTTTATTCTATCAATAACAATAGTAAACTGTATATTTTCCATAGCCGTAAACAATCCGCTCAAAGCCGCATGAGCATCTAAAGAACTTGGTACAACATTAGCATTTCTTGTTAAAATATTTGTAAAATCAGTAGGGTTCCAAAGAAATTGAAAACCCCAATAATTATCTTGAGGGTGAGATGCGGCACCTTTATTATTTGTATCTACGCCAGTATTTGTAGGCACTATTATCCCAGTATCGGTTTTAGCAGGTGTTGCTGCGTCGTAATACCACATTATTGCTCTGCGAGTAGAGTGATCTGTATAATTTGCGTCAACACGTCCGGTAACATTTGTTGGACTAATTGGAAGACTCCAATCATGTGGAGGTAAATTAAATTTCATTTCACTGGCTGAATGATATGCAACATTACCAGTTGGTAGAGGGGTGGTTTTAGGCTGTGGTGTTGTCGGTGGTATCGGTGGGGTAAATCTTCCTGCAAAATCTCCAGGTTTTGGAACGTACGTATTACCTAAAAGTCGTTTAATAAGAGAAACTACACCCGTTGTTATAGGAAATAGTGCGGTATTTGGCTTAACTGCACCTATTTTAGAGGTTATACTATTAGTAGACACTTTATCCCTTTCCTACAGCTTTAGCTGGACTTTGTATAACTTTTTGTACCGCCGCAACTATTTTAGTTGTATCTGTTATTCCATTAAAGTTTAAAGTAAATCCCCCATAGTTAACGTTTGTGTTACTGCCACTTGTTGCGGTTTGACCGCCATTAGCCGCTGCTTGAGCAGCTGCAAATCTAGAAGCCGCTGTAGGATCGCTCATCTTACTCAGGTTTGCCCACGGAGTATTACTACTTGGAGTACTATTACTCATTGTATTTTGTAAGATATCTGATGTGTAAGGCTTAGAGGAGTTTTTAGTATTACTATTACCTGAATCTTTTATTCCCAATTCTGCTGAGGTATTTTTCCAAGCACTACTCCATATTGTACCCTTATGGGAAATATCATAAGCAATTTTTGCATTAATTAGTGGGTCGTATAGACTATTAGGGCCCTTATACCCAATAGATGCATAATCTTTTAGGTATTGAGCATTTCTATCCTTACCCAATTGTCCAATCATATTAATTTGAAATAGACCTTCAGAATAATCACCAGTCTTAGCATTGGGGTTTAAAGCCCCCGGCCTACCACTTGACTCCCGCTTAACAACTTTAAACGCAGTATTTAGAGAATCCCCTTTAAATCCTGCGGCTTTAAGCGTGTTCATTAATTGTTCGTCTGTAAGTGTTTCTTTGCTGCCGGCGTACCCGTGAGATGAAACATTTGCTGTTTTTTCTCTAAACATGCCCTTCATATCATCGTTTGATATAACAGTACCATCAGTTTTAGGTACAAATAGTTCTGGTCCTTTTTCACCAACAACGTATGGTTGTTTTGCATCTGCTGGGCCACCCTCTGCTAAGAACCCCGCTAAAATAAGTGGAAGTATCTTTCCTAACGCACCCTCTGCAAGTGAAGGTATCTCTTTTTTTACAATAGATGATGCGACAGCCCCTAAACCTAATTTGGCTGCACCGCCAACTAACCCATTACCAACACCACCTAAACCTGTTAAAAGGCCTTTACCACCACCGAGTGCCGCTGCTAGATCGCTCATAGACGCGGCTAAATTGTTCATCCCTGTCCCCACATCTGCGGCACCTGCATAACCACCAGATATTGCGGAAGATGTAGAGGTAAGCAAACTTGTTTGCGCGGCGGTCTGACTAGCCATATTTCTTACAGTAGCGGATTGAATATTAGCGCTTACTAATTGAGACTTGGTCATATCAGAAACATTTCCGCCAATTGTTGCTTTAGCGAGAAGACCATCTTCAACTATTTTCATCATTGCGGGATCGTTATTAAATAAACCACTTAACATGTTATAGATACCATAACCAGGTTGCATGGAGTATTGAAGTGACTTTTTATCCATACCGCGACCACCGCTGGTACTACTAATGAAATTCCAGATTTTATCAATCAGTGCGGGTAGTGGGAGCATAGACCCATCAGCTTGACGTATGGTAATGCCAATAGTTTTAGCAAGGTTTACTGTAGATGGGGCGTTCATAGTTCCAGCAACGGTTTGAGAAATTGCTGTTAAGCCCATACCTGGCTCTAAGTTAGAAGCTTGGGCAATTCCACCCATTACGCCCTTAAAGTTATTAACTCCACCAAGACCGCCAGCTTGTGCTGCAATAATGGCGTTGGTAGAGTCCATTGAGTTTAAAGCGGTACCAGAATTAGCAATTTGCTTTTGTAATGAACGAACTTCTCCAGTACTAGTTTGCCCGCCAAAGCCATAAAATGAAGAACGTCCAGTTAAATAATCCTGCATAACAGCAGTTGGGACACTAGGCATTGCCCCTGCTAATCCACCAATAGCCGCTGCACCGAGTATGCCAGCTGATGCGCCAAAATTATTACCCGAGGCTGGGCTTGACGCTACTTTAGTATTATTATTCCCATTGTTTCCCACCCCAGCCCCAACAACGGCGGGTACATTTGTTTTTGGACTATAAGCAACTTGCGTGGAAGAATCACCTGTACGACCGGTTGAATTTGCGCCAAAAGAATTCTGAATTCCCTTAAACGCCCTTGCTACTGCATTTACTTTGGGTAACAGGGTGTTTTCAACAGCGGTTGCCATTTTGGAGATATCAGCGGTGATATTGGTAATAGTGTTAGTCACACCACCTAGACCAAGGGCTGTTTTACTATCATCTAGCGCCATGTCTACCTCCTACCTCTCATCGCACGTTCTATCCAATTAAGTCTCTCTCTAACAGATAAGTTTCTTATATCTGTTAAAGACCACCCAGTAAAAGTCCTAGTTATGGCCTCATACTGGTCTAGTAATACCTCGTAATCTGCTTTGCTATACGCGAAACAAATCAACAAGACTGAGTGGTAAATCAATATCCTCACCACATGCCTTGCAGGTCTTCTTCACCTCCCCAAGGCGTGGGCCCGGGTTACGATCAAGAATTGATTCAATAATCTTTGTACGATCAGACATACCTAGATTGAGCACGGTACTTGCTCCAAGAGATGGCTTATCATTTACAGAGAGTACACAACCAGATAAAAGTAACGTATTAATCTCCGCAGAAGTTTTATCTGAGTTCTCTAATAGTTTCTTCTGAGTAATGCCGGTAGGTAAAGCTACAGTTACATAACCTTGCTTACTCTCTACCCTCCAAACTCGATCTGCTGATGAATCATCCAGTTTTTTTATTGGAACATCTGTTTCAAGATTGACAGTAGATATTTGATTTTCCTTACAGTTTAAGCAGGTAACAGATAAATCTATAGATTCACCAAATGTTATTCTGCGGATACCTAAAAGAATTGCGTCTCTGTCTCCAGAGAGCAATTTATCTAAATCATCTAAAGTTGCTTCCCGTGAACCTATCTTCACAAGTCCTCTTTGTAAAAGGATATTGAGAGCCTTACCGGTGGTAGATGCCTTGGCAATCGCTTCCTCATCGACACCGGTAAGTTCTCTAACTTCTACAGTTTTAATAACCTCACCGTTTTCAATAAAACCGCCAGGTAATTCAATTTCTGGTCCTAGAGGAGCCTTTGTCTCAATTACTGACTCTGGCTCCTCCATTGCGTGTTTTGCAAACTTATTTATTAAATCTGCATCTGTTATTACATTTGTCACGAATTGTTCTCCTTTTATCAGTTAACTACTACTTTAAACCAGGCATAGCCCTTGCCATATCTGGATCTACAGGGGCTTTAGTACCGTCTGCTTTTGTAAAGAATACGCTAAGACCCTCATGTACTACTTGCATTGACTCAAACAATACCGCTCCATTTGTAGAGTCAAGGTCGGTATAGTTTAGCGCAGTAATCCAAGCGTTATGAATACGAAATACCATTTTTGGTAAGTCGTTACTTGTGCTTGTGTTTGGGTGGTCATTAACTATTAAATCAATGTTAAGTCTAAATTGATTATTTGTTGCCGAACCTGTTGCCGTGTCATTAAGAAGACCAGCACCAGCAGCCGCTGAAAATAATCCACGCATCCAAACCATTGCTTGATCATTTCCATACATCACTCCACGGGTAAACGTGATTGGTGTGAATGTTGTCATTCCAGGAATCTGGTGGACTGTGGTGTTGTACCCGCCTTCACGGTATGCAATTGCTTGAGTTGCAATGCTCAAACCGCTGACATTGGTAAAACCACCACTCCAACCAACTGTTGGGGTAGACCCAGGCGTAGCATCAATAATTCTGTTGTCAAACTGTGTGCCACCAGCAGTGCTGAAATTAGCAGTAAACCTAAACCCGCGTAATGGATCAGTTGCTATGCTTGAGTTATATTGACTTAGTGTACTCATTTTATTTTTTTATCTCCTTTACGCTACGGTGACGGTGGTTCCGCCGCTGTATTGACCTATGTTTATGATTACAAATTCAGCTGGACGCTGTAGGGCGACACCAACTTGAATATTAACGATACCGTTATCAATAGATGATTGCGGGTTATTAGTTGCATCACAAAGAATAAAGTAAGCATTTCCAGGAGTTGCTCCCGATAGACCACCTTGTGACCAAAATGCTGTTAAGAATGCACTAACTGAAGCGTTAATACGAGACCAAAGACGTTGATCATTTGGCTCAAACACCGCAAAGTGGGTAAGGTCACGAAGTGACTTCTCAATATAGATAAGAGAACGACGAACAGGTACATAACGATCTACGTACCCACCCTTTAATGTACGTGCTCCAAAGACTACAATCCCAGATCCTGAAATGAATCGAATTGCGTTAACAGGGGCGGCAGCTGAGTTAAGTGAATCAAGGTCAGCCATAGAAAATGAAGGTACGGATACCACACCCGCTAGACGTGCTTGAAGACCTGCTGGGGCTTTAAACACTCCACGAGAAGCATCTGTTGCGGCATAAAGACCTACAACTGCCGCTCCAGCACCAACAGTCTTTACTGCACCCGTAGTAGATCCGACACCAACTGTTGGGTCAGCGATCGTAAGTTGTGGGTAATAGACAGCGGCATATGAAGTCTGAGTATAAGTAGCAGAAAGCGTAAGTTGATTAGCTACTGTGTCATTGATGCCATCTATAACTACAAAGACGTCATTTGGACGAGTAGCACCTGTAGCATACGAAATTGCTCCGTTTATAGTTGTAGCATCTGTATATCCTGGGATATTAAGAACTAAAGATTGACGGATAGTATCGTATAAACTAAGGGCGGTTACAAGGTTTGCTCCAGTAACTGCTGATCCATCTGATCCACTTGAAAGAGACGCATTTGCAACCACTGATGGGTTACGGGTAGCACCTGTTGCGGTAGCACCAGAGTCAATTGCTGTAATGTATGTTGAATTATTGTTAACAACATTTATAGCATATCGCGAATCGGTAGCTGTCATTGAGACATCTGTCCATTGTTCTACAATATAACCAGCTGTGGATCCGCCATAGTAAACTACTATATTAAAATACCCAGTAATTGTGGAAGCGGTAATGCTGATATTAAGGTTGTTACCCCAAGTTCCTGCGTTAATAGCTTTAATCTGAAGCGTATTGGCTGGGGTTCCTTCTGTATCTTGAAAGATACGTGTTGCTTGAGCGGCCGAAGCACCTGCAACGCGGGTAACATATGCAGCACTTCCGCCATTAGCAAAGTACATGTACACACCAAGAGGAAGATTATTATTTTGGATGGTGTTCCAAGAACCAAATAAATTTACATATTGGCTCCAAGAAGTTACCAGAGTAGGTACTACAGGTCCGCGGTCATTAGCACCAACGAATGCTGCAACGGTGCTTGATGCAGGACCAGCTACTGGTTGAAGAGGGTTTAACGTTTCTTGGACGTATACCCCGGGACGTAGGTAGGTTGCCATTGATTATCTCCTTATTGAATTACTTAATTAACGGATGGTGGTACGGCTAGTAAACCAGACGGGATAGACGAAGTGGTAGTGTTAATGTCAACGTATGCAACAGTTTTAATAGCCGTAGCTGTCTGAGGAGACATTTGACTGACTACTCTAACGGTTAATACGTTTCTCAAAAGACGACGGTTTCCAGTTTCACTTTCAACTGTGTCTCTTTTAACAAATCCATCAAGAAACATTGAACGAATACTGTTCTCTGTTCCTAATTGATTAGGGACAGTGAGATATCCGTACTTTGATGGAAACTTATTTAGTAGTTGATACATAAGAGCGCGATCATGCCGCGGATGACGAGAAAAAGAAGTTATTTGATAAACAAGATCATAAGCAACCGGAATTAGATAGTCATACATTTGTCCGGAGACAGGTGTAATAGTCCCTTGATAATCTGAATCTACAAGATATCCGTAGGTCTGGCGCTCATTTGCAGGCATAATATCTATAAGATCAATAGTTATAAAAGGAAAAGCTTGATCTCTAATTTCAACATCAGGGTAGCCAAACCATGTTTTTACAGTGCGTGGGCTTGACTTATCATCTGAAACAGTGATATTTCCAAGAAATGTTTTTAGCGCTAGGTCCTCAGCGACAATAAATGGGTTACCCATTAAATTACCCCCATTGAATAGAATAATTCAGAGACAATGTGTGTCTCTAATATGCTAGAGATAATGTCAGGTGCCCGTAGAATAAATGGGCGGATAACCGCATTAGGTAATTTGCCAAAAGCCCCGTACTCTAGATCTTCAATTTCTTCT